TTTTAACTATTATTGATTCATCTCTAATCTGCTGACATAACATTGCAGTTCCTCCTGCCATAGCTAACTGCTCTAAAAAAACCATTTGATCCGAAGAGAGTCTGTCACCAATAGCTTTAATCTCGCAGCAAACAAAGTGACCATACTTCTTACTATAACCAATGATGTCAGGAACTCCTTTCCTTCCTATGAATGCTCTACCTCTAACTGCAAGGTTATTATTTCTCCATACTTCATTGCCATTATCCTTTAGATAATCCATCATCATCTTTGTTAAATCACTTGCAGATATGTAGGCCATGTACCAAAATTACAATATATTATTAATATATTGTCAGTACCACCTGATTAGTTCTTCTGTTGGCATCTTAACATACTTAATTCCATCCTTTACTTTTATCTCACCTATTCGCCAGTATCTCCTTGCTTTAACCCTTAAGAACTCTGCTCTTATAAAAACTATTCTATCCCTTAAATCAAGGTTAAATGCAAAAAATTCCGCTCTTGTGTCACTTATGCCACTAGGTTCACCATTATTTTCGTACTCAAGTAGGAAATACTTTTTCTTTAATGCTTCTGTTTGATGAATAACAATGACCTTGGTGCTTTTAGCAAATAGTTTAATAGCCTGGTAAGTTCCATCCTTAGCCTTGGCTTCTTCTATCTCAAACTTTCTCCTGTTTCTATATCCCTTGGCCATGCTTTAATTGTTATTGATTCTCTAATCTCAAAGTAATCTGTACCTTCTAAATCAGATAATAAAAGGATTTTTAGTACTTGCATCTCTGCATAATCTAGTGTCATCTTTTGTTCACCAATCTTAATCACAAATCCATCTTCAATATCTTTAATAGAACCTGCTTTTTGTCCTTGCAAATGCTCAGTCCATTCGCTATTATGAGAATATAGGCATACTGTTTTGCCATCCTCGTATTTAAGGTCATAGTCATAATCCATCTCTTCTCCAATATTGTTTTCTACATACACTTGTTTCATATTATTTGTTTTGGTTATAGGTTTGGTTGTAGTAATTAATGCCTGAAATAGCAAAAGCCGTTTCATCAAATCCATCAATATAAGCGTTCATTATCTGCTCTTTTTCTTTTTCAATTAATTCATTAAGAATAACTAAATTTATGGCATTTCCAAAAGTAAATGGTTGTTCACTCATTAAATCCATTAATTGTTGCATTGCTGTTTTTTGTTTCATTTGTTTATTATTTTAAAGTAAAGAATCTTAAGTCCTTCCCAAATTAATATTATTAGTATTATTTTCATTTGAGTTTGTTTCTTTGTTGGTTAGTTAATACTGGTTTAAGTATTTTCTCTTTACCCTTATCTGACATATACAAGCTATTGGTGATATGAGCAAACTCTTTCTTGTCTTTAGGTGTTAAGTCTGGGTGCGTATTTATTCTATAAATCACATCTTGCATTGGTATAAATGTTTCGTTACTCATAATCTTCAAATTTCATTGTTTCAGGTAAAAATCTTAGTGCTATATTTTTTGTCGATCCGTGGCGATTCTTCTCAACCTTACAAACCACTAAATCGCTAGGAGAATATTCTTTACCACCAATCTCAATAGCCTCTGTCATCTCGTAGTAATGTGGTCGCATAAGCATTATAACTGCATCCGCATCTTGTTCAATAGAACCTGATTCCCTTAAATCAGATAACTGAGGCATCTTATCTCCTCGTTCTTCTACTCTACGAGATAATTGAGATAGGGCGATAATAGGTACTTCCAACTCTTTAGCAAGGGCTTTTAGGCTTCTACTGATGTAGCTAACCTCTTGTTCCCTGTTTTGGTTTGATTTGCCTGTACCACTCATAAGTTGGAGGTAGTCGATAAAGATTACCTTGATTCCATACTTTTGCTTTAAGATGGTGGCTTTTGCTCGGAGTTGGGTTACACTTATACCGCCCATATCTTCAATATGTATGGGGGAAGTTAATAGTAAGTCATCTGTCTTTAATAAAACCTTTCTTTGTGTAGCATCCAAAGTATTCATTCTAAGCCATTTTAAGGGCAGTTGTGATCCGATTGACTCTAACCTTTCAACTAACTGTTCGGAGCTCATTTCAAGGCTAAAAACAGCCAAAGGAACGCTATCTAAACAAGCTAGTTGGTAGATACTAGAAAGCATAAAGGCAGTCTTACCCATCCCTGGTCTTGCAGCTACGATTACTAGGTCAGGCTTAACCCATCCGCATAGGGTATTGTTTAGCTCATTAAAGCCTGTGTTAAATCCTAGTAAGCTACCCTTTTGTGCCATGTCACGAGTGTAGTTAATTGACATGATAATATCTTCCATCATCTTCTCGTAGATATTCCCAAACTCTTGTAGCTGAATGAGTTTTTTGGATACCTCAGCCATAAAGTCTATCGTATCTTCCTCGCCATTGGTCGCCCCAACGACAAGCTCTCCACCCAGCACCACCAACATCCTACGCTTATAGAGTTCTATTATTAACTCTATATGGGCTTCTAGGTGAGCAGTTGATACCACATCTTTAGTTAACTCGGAAAGGTAGTAGGCATTTACTTGATCCGTTTGTTTAGCATCTACGATGCGTTGGTAGAGTGTAGTAATATCTATTGGGATATTCTTATCGTACATTTCTCTAATCGTTCTGAATACAAGCTTATGCTTATAGTCATAGAATATATCCTCTTTTAAGTAGTTTATTACTAATGACAAAGATTTTTTGTCGATTAATAACGAACCTAGGATATTGCGTTCAATCTCTGTGTTTTTAGGTAGGTCTATGACTTGCATTATGGTAATTTTATTTTAGTGTTTTGTGTTGCTACAGGTTCAAAGTTTTTAGAGTTTTTAACCCATGTAGCTATTCTTCTACTTATGTCAAAGAATTTTTGGTCTTGGAATCTCATCTTTCCTTTTGCATCTTCTTCTGTCCAGTAAGATAAAAAAGAATCATATTGGTTGCCTAGTTTATCCTTAAGTTCATCTAGTCTTTTAACAAAAGCTTCCTTATCGTTATATAACTTATTAGTATTATTAATAGATGTATTATTAATCAATGTATTAATACCCTTCGCCTTTTCCGAATACCCCTCTTCGGTTTTCCGAATACCCCCTTCGAGTTTCCGAATAGGTACAGTAGGTGTTAAAATCCTTTGTTTTACTTGCTTACCTTCATAGATTAGAAAGGTAGTAATATATCCTTTAGAAACTAAAGATTTTATGATCTCACTAACTCTTGAGTTGCTTAATTGAAAAAACTCACCGAAATAAGCGTTAGAGGCAAAGCATCCTTTTTCAGCATTTAAACTATCTACCTCGACTAAAAACAATTTTTCCATCCAGGATAACTTATCATCCATCCATACCTCCTTGGGAATCCAAACTCCCTTAAAATCTCTGTTCATAAAATAAAAAAGCCCCATCAAATTCCCCCCAGTCGGATTGGGGGTTCATATCAAGGGCAATAAGTTCTTAATGAGTATCCGACACTCATGACAAATATACTAAACTTCCTTAGATATCCTAAAAACTACTCTCCTGTTATCCACTATAAAACGCTTACGAGCAACAGGATTAAGAGATTCACGGATGACTTGTGATGCTATCTTAGTCTTACGACTAGCCGCTGCTGCTGACTTAAATAGCACCTCTTCCATAGTGTCAGTATAAACCATTCTAATTGGAATAGAGTTCTCTAATCCTTTAATCTCATTCGGCATCTGGTTTGGGTTTAAAGTGGTTTTTTAGGCCTTTGATAAATGATTGATTTGTTTCATGGAACTCCCTTTTAGAAAAATAATTCTCATCTACCTTACCGCCATCCATTTCATTTGGGTAAACGAGTATGTCATCATCGTAAAAGTTACGCACTCTTCCTGTAGTGTAACACACCACCTTCCATATGGTGTTAGTATCTCCTCCGTAATCAATCCATGCGATTGCTTTTCCATAGCCTAGTGGTGTTAAAACATCTATTGTTTGTTCTAATTGTAATATCAAAATAGTCGTTTTATTGATTTGATTTTAAAATAAGTTTCAGAGATTATAAATAGCAGCACCGCTATTGGTACTGCTATAAAGAAAAACTTAATGATTGCTAATATTTTCATGTTATTGATTTATTTCGTATCTGTATTTAGCTTCATCTTCATCTGTTACGATATTGCAAAACAAAGTAACCTCACAAGTTGGTTGTGCATTATGCTCATCTGTAACTACTGTTTTAATTGTACCATATAATTGTTCACCATTTGGAGTAAATATCATATGTTGATGATTTGCATTAGCAATTACGCAACAGTATTGTGGGTTAAATTTGTGACCAAAAGAATATGGGACTTCTTCAATATTATAGTCAGGATACTTTTCTTGTAACTTCTCTTTTAAGTTTTGCATAATTATTTCTTTAATGATATTTTAAAAGTAGTTGTACTGAACTTTGGAGCAGGATAAATCATCTCGCCAGTTTCAGGATCAACCAATGGTTCTTTAATAGTCTTAAGCAAAGACTCTCTTTCCTTTTGCTTAAACTTAATAGCTTCTAACTCTTGGTTATACTTAAGCCATGTATGGTCACCATCATAGGCATACTTAACTCCTGATTCTATTCTGCTAATCTCAGCATCAAGAACGATTGCCTTGCCTTGAGGATGCAAGTCTAACTGACTAATAACATCTTCTTTTAATTCAGCCCTTATTCCTTCTAGCAACTGAACTAATGCTTCTGCTTTAACGAGCATTTCAAGGGGGTTCTCGCCTGTTTCTCTGAAGTGTGATACAACTACTTGCTTAAGCAGTTCTATGCTAAATTTGGATGGTGTAATTGAATTTAATTCAATAGATGGTAGTAAATTACTCATATTATTTCTTTTTTGTTGTTAACGATTCTTTTTTAGACTTCATCAATTTCATTAATTGCTCATCTTTCTCTATGTATTCCTTATTAGCAAAAAATACATCAGTCAAGTCTTTCATCCTAGCAGCAGCTTGTATATCTTTAATGATAGCATCACGATCTACCTCAACAGGAATCTCCTCTGCTATCACCTCAACTACTTTAGGTTTTTTGGTAGGTGTTTCTTCCTTTGCCCTAGCATCTGCTTTCGCATCTGCAAAGTCCATCTCTTCAGCAGGTGTCGCCTCGAATCCAGCAGCCTTCATTAACCAAGCAAGTAAGTTCCTATAAGCCTTGCCAATCGCCCTTGTTTGTGCCATACTAAGAATAGCATATTCATCAAAGTATCTTTTAGTTTTTTCGGCATTCGAGCATAAGGCAATACCAGTAGCAACGAGCTGACCTGTCGTAATATTGCGTACCTCACAAGTCGCCATATATTTAATAGCAGTTTCATTTGATAAATCTTGAGTTGATGTGATAATAGGCATTAATCCAAGTGAAGCACCAGCAAATTGCCAACCTTCAACATTAACGAATTGTTTACCTTGAATATTACTTGAAAGTCCTTTCTCTTTTATCAACTGAGATAATTCAGTTGATAGTTTCAGCATAGAATCCTTGTTGATTAATTCATACGAAGGATTAGTTAATTGCATTTCCATTTTGTAGGGTTTTTTGGTTGATTAAATTTTGTGTAAAGAACAATGCCTCACGAACTGGGTATGTATCCCATAGCTCTACTAAAGCTTTCATAAGGATCAAATTGTTCTGCGAATAGTTAATGTTGTGGATAATTTTAGCAATAAACAATCTTTGTTCTTGCTCATCCCATTTTGAAAAATCACTCATAGTTTTGGTGTTTTGATTTATAAAATATTGATAAGGTTTTCTATGTCAGTACTAACTAACTCATCTACATCGGATTGATCCTGTATAGATGCTATGCCGTGCATAACAGTACTATGGTCACGGCCAAACAAATCGCCAATAGATTTAAGCTTTAACTTAAGTCTAGTTCTTATTAGAAACATAGACATATGTCTAGCCGTTACAATAGTTCTGTACCTCTTCTTGCCTCTAATCTCTTCATTAGTGATATTGTAATAGGTACATACCTTGGCTATTATCTCATTAGCAATAGCCTCTCTTTGTCTTGGGTTAAGCTTCTGCTTACGAATAGAAGGTATAGCCCAGTAATCCATTTTATTCTTGATGTTCATAGATAGAGTTTTTAAGTTGTTCAATCTTTTTTGCGTAGAAAGCTTCTACAACTTCTATCATCTCCTCATCAGCCGCAGCTAAACGAGTTTTTATTAGGTAGGGGGAATAGCCTGTTACCTCACAAATCTTTTTTATATCGCCATACTTAAGTAAGGCACGATAATCTCTAATCAGCATTTTTTAGTTTTTTATATAGTTTATAATGTCTATCAATAGAACGCATTGCTCCTTCAATAGATGTGAAATAATCTCCTCTCCAGTAGTAGAACTTATCTAAGGGTTTTTTGCTATCCCAATGGATAAACATACCACGATAGAGGTAATCCTTTTTAATCCTTTGGGCATCGATTGTGACCATGAAATAGTCACGAAGCCCTTTTTGTTTTAGATGTGATGGGGTTGGGTGCACGATTGCAGGTTTTTATTGGGTGATTGAATATCTTGTTTCTAGTACTTGCACAATAGGTTCAGTCTTTATTCCACTAGATATGTTTATGAATCTGTCATAAGCTTTTTCCTTGCTATGACTTAAGCTATTTTCCATAAATAACTCATCTTTTCTGGTGTAGTAGATTACTGATTGTGTTACTACATTTGTTTCTGTTACGAACTCGAATTTTGCCATGTGTTTAAGGTTTTTTGGTGTTGAAAATATCCCTACTCCCATTGGGATAACCCACTAACGATTATAATTTGTTTAATTAGTAGGGATAGTGCTTTAAGTGTTAGGGTAAATCTTATTAAGTTTTTTGTGTCGTTCAAAGTAGGATTGTGCCCCACGAGTTTTTTGTTGGCTCATAATGTTCTCATGATACACAGGATCAAGGAAGGTTTTTGCTTCGTAGTTGTAGTACACCTGGTCACCACGACTGAAGTTTTTGCCTGTAAGACTGCATCTGCAATCATACTTGGCGGTGATTAATTCAAAATTCATAAATGGGTTTTTTGGTTAGTTATTAATTTGTGCTCTTAAATGATTAATAAAGTCTAATTCCTCCTGATACAAAGAATTTACTCTTTGCATTGCAATCTCTTCAGTAGCGTATCCCGATAAGCACATCCTATTAATCCATATGCAATAATTATAATCAAGGTTTTTGTTATAAGTAACCTCTGCAAACTTTTTGCGACCATTCTTAACAATGGTGCTATTGTCTGTTTTAATAAATTTAAGTTGGTTCATCTGTTAGATTTTTTGGAGGTTATAAGGGATACAATCAAGATAGTACTCAAATGTGTATCCTATTTTGTTTAATTGTTTAAGCATCTTTTCAATAGTTACATAGGTAAAACTATCTAAAGATTCATACTTACTAATAATGTATTGGACATTACTAGGGATCAATTCAGGTGTTTCAAATAAATCGTTTGACATAAAAGGTTTTTTGTTTGTTTGGTAAAATTAAGGAGTTTTTGTTATTATTTAAGATTTTTATGTTAAAGTTTTCACAAAAGATTTTTGGTATCCCTTACTAGATTTTTGTCCGCATGGGGTTTTTAGCAAGTTTTTGCCATGGATTTTTGGGGGTTTTTGGCTGGGGTTTTTTGCTGGATTTTTGGCCATAGTACATAAATTTATTATTAGTTGCATAAACAACTAATGTTTAAACATTAATGTTATAACATTGATATATTGCAATATCCTAAGCTTATAACAGTATAAAAATACCGTTTAAAGCTATTTTAAGGCTTAAATTTGCCCTATCTTTTTAAGTTAATACATTTGTATTAAATAAAATTTTAAGGCTTATTTTCGGCCTCTAATTGGCTTATAATTTTATCAATTATCAGGATCAATTTAGGGAGCTCCTTTTTTGTTGTTTGGATCATGTTTTTTATTTTGCTAAGTATTCAAACCAATGTTTTGTAATTGGTTCCCTATCTAATTGTTTTGTAACTTTTTCCGCTATCATTATAAGTTCACATTGATACAGATCATTATAAAACTGTAGCAAATAACTATTTGCAGGGTTTTGTTCGGCCTCCAATTGTTTAATGATTGCCAATAATTGGTATACGTTCATTTTATGTTTATTTTGGTTTGTTTGTTTGAGTGGATCGAACACTAAAAACCTCCGAACAGGCCAAACAAAAAAAAGGGGGAACCTTTTACAGTTCCCCGCTATTATATCAACTAACTAACTACAAAACCCGTTTTGTCTTTTTTTGCGTCCCCCTTAGCTTTTAATCCAATTACCACGTTAACAGGATCAAAATAGCGTAGGTCTGTTTCGTCCCCGTTTATAACAGGGAACCCGTTCCAATATTCGGGTAATTGATCCTTAAAAACAATTGCAATATTTCCCCCGTCTTTTAATGTTCTATAGGCATCTAATTCGTTAACCTCAGACCTCGAAAAAGTTATTTTGTAATTGGTTCCCGCATATTTCCTAATATGATTATAATTTTTTGTATAGTCATAAAATAAAAGGGAACTATAAAAGGGGTCTAAAAAGTTAATCCCTGTATACCTATTTAAAAGGTCTATATGATCAATGTCAGACGTCCCGTTCAAACGAATTGCTATTTGTTCCCCTGTTTTAATTGTTTTGTCCAATATGTTCATTAATTCATTGGCTAATTGGATATAAAAACCCTCCCTATTATATCCCCAAAACTTTGTCTTGTTAATCCTAGCTAATTGAACATTGGAGAATTTACCACGACCCGCCGAATATAAACAGGCTTTTTTACAGCCATCAGACGCAAAAGGGCAAAGGTTCAAACCTTCAACAATAGTGGAAGGAGCTAAGTATAAAATAAAAGTTTTGAGGCTGTTTTTAGCTGTTTTTATGTTTGTTGATCCCTCAGAAAGTAAGTTTTTTACAGGCTTATAACTGCTTGAAATTGGTTTTTGTAGTGTTAAGGTTGACATAAAATAAAGGTTTTGTTTTGTTTATAATTTGTTATTTTGTAGGTATGTTTCAATTTCATCATAGATAAAATTAAATTCGTCCTGTATTTCATTTGTATACGAAAATTGTTCGAATTCGTCCGAATTATAGATATTTATCATGCTATATTTATATTTTAGTTCTATAAATTTTTCGGCTAATTCAGAAGCTAATTCAATCAGGTAAAAGGTTCCTTTTTCGGTTCCTATTATTGGGTTTTGTTCGTTTGTCATGTTTTTAATATTAAAAGGTTATTTATTTATTCGGCCGATAATTGCCATGGATCGATATTTTTTATATTTGATCTGTTTAAATTAAGACTATTAAGTATAAACTTTGCTAATTTCTTTTTTGTAGCTTCTTTACTTAGATCATTGGAACCAATTTGACTAACAATATAGGAGGTATTGCAGCCTAAAATACGTTCACAAAATTTAACGTCTTGTCCTAAGTAGAAACTTTTGCCGTATGCTTTTAACGTCCAATTATGGCAAAACCCGTAAGTAGTGGAAATTTCAATAGTCATGTTATTTATTTTTAATTGTTTGGTGAATTGTTTTGATAAGGGTATAAATTAGAATTGATCCTATAAATAGGGCAATCAATTCGAAAAGGCTAATTGTTTGCATGTTCATTAATTAATAGGTGAATGAATAAACGAATAACGCTACCTAAAAAATAGGTAGTTAATCCAATGAATAATACAGGTAGAATAGTTTCTGTTAATTGGTACATAAAATAAATTTAATCGTTAATTGAATAGGTAAAAAAGGAAATAAAGCTAACTATTACACCTAAGGTAAAAGTTGGGAAATTGTTTATAATAGCTCCTATAAACATAAAGCTAACACCTAGGAATAAAATAGAATAAAGTAAAATTTCCTTAATTACTTTGTTCGTTTGTTTGTTTGTCTTTCTCATTTGTTTTGTTTTTTGTTTGTTATTTGATAGAGTAAAGATAAGGGGAAATAGTATACAAAGTTAAAAAACATTAAAAATAATTAAAAGTATTTTGTTAAAATAATGTTATAGTATTAATGTGTATAAATTACACTAAGGTATTCGGTGTATATAATTATTAGTATAGTATATATTACCTAATATAGTATATATTATATAATATAGTTTAATTGATCAATATATATATTACCTAGTATATTCTATATTGGATAATATAGGGATATAATAATACATAAATTGAATTGATATATTATTGCTTAGTTCTTAGCTAGGCCATAAACGAGCGTAAACAGTCAATATAATAAAAATGTATATTTTTGCCTCCTAGATAGGGCTAAAAAGACTACGAATGTTATCGTATTTAACATAATGGTAATTATAAGCTAAAATGAGTATTGATAATCAAGCACTTATAAAAGTATATTACTACGACGATCCTCGTAGACCCTGTAGGGGTTGTTTTCGTACGAAAAATTTCGTAGATCCCTTGTGCCCTCCAATATTCTGATATAAACCATTGTTTTAACATTTTTTGATATTTGATTTTTTTTATTTTCCATATAACCCATTACAATTAATTATAATATGAAAGACACAGTAGCCAAGAGAGCTTACAGATGTAAATGCGGAGTATTTACAGAGGATTATGTTTGGGATAGTTCCATAAGGGAACATACCATCAAGTGTATTAAGTGCGAAAGTGTGCTTAGCTTTGACCATATCAAGGTAGAGAAGGTAGTACATATCACATCTATCCGAACACCAACTAAAAACCGATAATATGAATGCAGAGTTCAGATTACGCAGTAATATGCTAAAACAAATACAATTATGAATGCAGAATTCAGAGATATTAGCAAAGAAGCTTTTATCATAGCTTACAAAGAGAATTTTGGCAATATCACCATTGCTTGTGAATCAGCAGGGGTTGGTAGAGGCCAATACAAGGCCTGGTGTGATAAAGATCCTGAGTTTAGACAAAGATTAGCTGAAATAGAGCCTGAGGAGATTATGCTTGACTTCGGTGAGCATAAGTTGATGGAAAGGATTGCTAAGGGTGATACCTTGGCTACAATGTTCCTGTTAAAAACCAAAGGTAAGCGTAGAGGCTATATCGAAAGGCAAGAGGTTGCTCATGAAGGAGATGTCGTTAAGCAGATTACTGTTAATGTCCTAAAAGCTAGTCATGTAGAAGAATTGTCTAATGGCCCTCAGCAGTTGGATGGTGATGAGAATACTGCCATCGAGGACACAGGATTTGTAGTTCCAGCTACTGAAGCTGCTAATATCCAAGATATCCCACTTTACGAGTTCGATAAGGAGGTAGATGTGCCTAATGAGATGGATATTTACGAAGAATAGATCTGTAGGATATGAAAATAGGGCTATTTAGCATTTTAAGGCGATTCTAGGGCATATTTGCCTTTGAGTAGTACTATCTATCCAAAAAGGGGTAGAGTGTCTTAAAACGCTTCTAAATGCCTTTTAATTAGATTTGGTGTTTTTAGTGTTATATTTCTAATTTAACCACATTGCATGAAATATTTAGTAAAATTCATGCAAATTGGAAATATATATCCTAAATGATGGGATAATTTTGACAAAGTATGTAACAAAGTGATGCCAAATTCGGTAGTATTGTTACCGATTTATATGGAAATGTAAACTACAACTATCATAAAATGTAAAATATGCAAGTTTTGATAGTGTTCACTTATTTTGGTTGTTCATGTTCCGTGAACGGAGATAAATAATGAACTGTTGTATAAAATGCAAGGGTTGAAATTATAAAATTTTGTTGTATCTAAATTATAATAATCTGCTTTAAAGTAACATATAAATATTCTTATTTTACTTTACTCAATCGACTGAGTAAAATTACTCAATGGGCTGAGTAAACCTATAACTTGACTTTATCAATCAAAAAGTAAACCTATAAGTTTACTAATGAGCCGTAAATGATTGATAAACGGCTCAAATATGATTCATAAGTGGTCATTAATGACTCATATTGCCATCATATGTGTCATAAAACGGACTTTATGGTGGATATACCCTACTATAAAACGAAAAGTATTAGCTTTGACTTGAGCAAACCAAAATTTTTAATTTATTTCTATGGAAGTAACCACCAATGTTGTCTTTGAGGTACTAAACAACTCAAAGAAGAGAATCTCTGTTATGCAAGGAGGTACGAGGTCAGGAAAGACTTACAATGTGCTTACCTGGTTTATAGTTAAACTTCTGCAAGAAAGAGGTAAAACCCTAACAATTTGCCGTTCATCCCTACCAAGTATCAAGGGATCGGTTATGAGAGATTTTATTGAGATACTATCGAAGTATAAACTCTACTCGGAGGAGAAACACAACAAATCAGAGAATTTATACTTCCTTAATGGCAACACGGTAGAATTTGTATCTACCGACCAACCGCAGAAGATTAGAGGTCGTAAAAGGCACTATCTGTTCATTAACGAGGCAAATGAGGTTAACTACGAATCTTGGATGCAGTTAGCCCTAAGAACTACGGATAAAATCGTACTTGACTATAATCCTTCCGATTATTACTCTTGGATTTACGATAAGGTCATTCCTAGAGAAGATACCGATTTTACCATCACGACTTATAAGGATAATCCTTTTTTAGATAAAACCATTATAGCGGAGATTGAAAGATTGAAGGATGCTGACCACGAATACTGGAGAGTTTACGGATTAGGGGAAAGAGCAATTAGTGAAGCTACTATTTATAGCCATTGGAGAAGAAGAAGGAACTTCCCCGAAGGTGGAGATGTTTTCTACGGCCTTGACTTTGGTTATAACAACCAGACTGCTCTTGTAAGGTGTAAGAACTTCGATGGTGACATTTATGTCGAGCAACTGATATATGATACCAAGATGTCAACCTCACTCCTAATAGACCGCTTAAAGTCTATGGGGCTATCTCGTA